GAACGACATGTCGTCGTTGAGAATGTCCAGCAGGTCCATCTGGTCAATCTCGGTGAGGCGGTTCAGCACGTAATCGGCATCGACCTTGGTCCGCTGGCTGCGGGCCTCCATCGCTGCCTTGATCGCGGCTGCGATGTGCGGTCGCTGCATGAGGGAGTACGACGCGGCGTTTACGCCCTTGCGCGCGTACCCGGCCCTGATGGCCGCTTGGCTGGCGTTCAGGTCAACCAGGAATTCCAGAACAAACGCCTGTTGCTTCGGGGTTAGAGCGGCCATAGGTCACTGCCCCTTTTGATTGGTACCGCCCAGGCAGACGGTGTTGATGTAGTCCTGTGCCGCGCGCAGGGCTATCAGTCCTTCGTCGCCGTCGTTGGCGATGGCGACAATTCGTTGACCAGCCGCTGGGTCAAGTTCGGCTCGCGCTTCTGCATCACCCAGGCCGGCGGTGGCGGCGGTGTTTCGCACAGCGGGACAGGTGGCCTTGACGGACAGCCGGCGAGCGCCAGTAGCGACAGCAGCAAGAAGCTGATTGTTAGTGGTCTGCGCATCGGTCAGGGCCTTCGTGTGTTCGGTGTCGAGCTGGGCCAGCAGGCGCTGGGTGTTCTTGCGTGACTCGGCCGCGCGCTCAAGGGTGTCAATGCGATCCTTCGCAACGGCCATGTCCTTGGCCTGTCCCTGGATGTGGCTCCATCCGCCGTAGATCAGCACCAGGCATGCAGCGAGTGCGGCAATGAGGTAGCGGATCATGGCGGGATTCCTTACTCAGCTTGGACTGGGGCTGGCTTTGGTTCGGAGACATCACCAGCCGGGAAAGCATCACGACACGACTTGCAAGGCCAAGGCCCTGTCTCGGCAACGTGCAGTTGCTGTTTGAGCGCGTAGCCCATCAACGGCCATAGTTCCTGGGTTGCGTTCTCGATGGCGATCTTCTCGCCGATCTCAGCATTGTCGTTTGCAGGCGATGCGCTGGCGGATGGGCGCCCAGTCACTGCGAAGCCATTCACCGTGGTCAACACAGCCCAGCGAAGGACCTGGCCAGAGGGAGAAATATGCTTAACGATCTCCGTATGGGCGATGTTGGCCTGCAGTTCTGAGAAGCTGATGCGCGGCGCGGTGAGGCCCTTGGCCTGGATTTCCTGTTCGATTGCTTGGTCGTTCACGGGGATTGCCTCTCGGGTTGGGTGGTTCATTCGTCCAGCTCATACGTGGCGGCGAACGCCTCAGACTTCATGGCCTTGAGCGAACCGTCGGCGACCATGACGATCCAGTCGCCTGGCATTGCGCGCTCAGTTCCGGTCGCTGAGTTCATGACCAACTGGCCGTTGACGCGGTCGGTGAAGCCGAAGCCGCCCGACTCGACCAGGTTCGAACAGAACGCCATGACCTCGTCGAGGTTCGCGCCCGTGTACTGCATGGCGTCGACGTGTTCGGTCGGCTTGCGGTATTTCATGCCAGCACCTTCAGCGCTACCTGGTACAGCGCCTGGCGCTCAGCGGCACCATTCGGTGTACGGCCACGGCGACCGGTGTTGATGATGCTGCCGATGTTCTGGATGTCCCCGAGGTCGGCCAGGGCGTTCAGCCCGTTCGTGTACCAAAAGCAGGCGGCAGAGCTAGCCGCGTTCTTCGGGGATTCAAGCAGCGACGGGGTGTTGAGCAGATCCAGCCCCATCAACTGGCCGTACAGGGTGTAGTTCGTCTTGCCGGTGATCTGGATCAGGCCACGGCCCCGGTACTTCCAGCCATCACCAGGCGCGGTATTACCCAGCCGGCCGTTGTAAGCAACGTTGGCAATGCGCTCTGGCTGGTGTGCGTACTCGGCGGCGGTCTTGGCATCGAACAGACTGGGCCAGGTGCGCTGCAGCGCGGTGGCGCTGTAGCTCAGGTTCTCGACCACCCGCGACAGCCTGGCGCTCTCGTGCCCGACCTGGGCCAGGAACGCAGCGAGGCGCAACGGGGTGTCGATCTGGTACTGGGCGCACGCGTTATTGAGCGGGTCAGCCCACAGCCGCGCGGTTGCGTCCTGGCAGCGAAGGATCGCTACCAGGTGGGAAGGTGTGATTTTCATCAGTCCATTCTCAGGATGCGTGCGACGTTGCCGCCGGCGCGGTAGACAAGCACTGCCAGCACCAGCAGCACGATCAGGATGAACGGGGAAACGGCGGTGGCTGGCTTGGCAAGCAGGATGGCTAACATCACCGACAGCCACTCGCAGCCAGTTGCAGCAGCCAAGGCGTAGGCACACCAAGACACCCCTGCGCGATACCGGGCGCCCTGGCGCTGGTAAACCGTGATTCGAAAGCAGATCGCGCCACAAATCGCGGCAGCGGCCAAAGTCCATGGATCAACCATTACGGCTACCTCCGAATCTATCGGCGACCCATTGCAGCCATCCCGGAATTTTGCCGCCATCGATCCACTCCAGAAGACTGATGCACACGACAACGCAGAACAGCGCGCCGAAGAAGGCGACCAGACCGGAAGTCCTGGCCCATTCGCGCCCGATGACCTCGCTGGCCACGTAATAACCCAGCACCCACGACGCAATGAAATACCCGAAGCGAGCCCAGGGTTTTAGATCCTTGGCGAACACCACGAAGAACATGGCGCCGGCGAACGCCCCAACCACTGCGTTCACGTCGACGCCGGGCATCATGCTCGCCGCCGTCACGCCAGTTACACCTGCCACGCCCGCAGCCGCCTGAGCGGCCAACACTGCACCGCTGCTTGGCTCTGCCATTTGCGACCCCAGACACGAAAAAGCCCCGCACGACGGCGAGGCTCAAGATTGAAATTCAGGCAACAAAAAACCCGCACTTGGCGGGTTTCTGGGAGCTGGACGTAACTTTGCAACGTGGGAAAAAGGTACAGGAACACTCATCATTTGGTCAAGTGGGAGAAATTAGCGGCTCAGATCACTCTTGAATCGAAGCTGGAAGCAACCGGCCGGAAGGCCTGGATCGATCACAACGGTAAACCCCGCGAACTCCATCGGCCCCGCGCGGCGCTCAGCAGCAGATATGCCAGGCTCGATGGCCGCCAGCACGTCGGCCAAACCTTCCTCACTTGCTGACAGCTGGTATGGAAGGTCTGGGTGACGCTCTGCCATCTGACGTTTGATCAGATCCTGCAACTCTAAAACCTTGCTCATCGCTGATTACTCCCTATCAAGTCGCCAAATGGTACGCCAGCAAGCAAGTACCGACCAGACCGACACAAATCACGCCACCCGCCTGGTCACATCACCCACGCGCTGGCGCTGATTCCAGTACTCACCCAGGCGGTCGAGGTAGATCAGGTGCCGGCCGGGATTCTCCACCACGTCGCTGCCCCACTCTGCCCGGTATGCCTCGCAGTAAACCCGCATGCGCTTGAACCAACGGCGCAACGCCTGATCATCCATCGCCACCAGGCGCTCCCGCAGCGCAACAATCGACTGTTCGCGGCGCCCCATGTATGCAATGGATCGGTCCTGAGCTACATGCTCACGGTCGTGCACTGCCCAGCGCGACATGCCATCACCTACGCGCTCGGCCATTTTCACGATCACCGCCGCCACGGGCTTCAACGCCTTCGCGTCGAGCTGGTCCACGGTGCTGGCGATAGCCGCCCAGATCGCAGCCCAGTCCCGCGCCCAGTTGGCCACGCTCACCTTGGTCCCGTACCAGTCGTGCACGAACTCGACCACCCGGCCGGGGCCCCAGGCTTCGCGCCCGTTGACTGCGGCCTGGTGGCTCTTGATCGCGGCCAGGGCCATCCAGTACGCCACTTCCTTGCGCTTGGCAGTGCATTCGCCCAGGTCCACGGACAGCCACACCAGGGCGTGTGCGACGTTGATGTCCTGGCCATTCGCGACAGGCGAGTACAGCGCGTGCCCGAAGTGCTGCAGGGGCTTTGGCAGCGTCCCAATGGCAGATTGCACAAGGCCGGCAGCGAGCATGTGCGCGCACCGGCCGTTGCTGTCACGCATCGAGGGCATGGTTTCACCGATCACCCTGCCCCGCTTGCCGAGCTTGATACGCTCTTGGGCTGCTGCCAGCACCGAGTCGCGGCTCTCGTGAAGCGCCTCCCGCCATGCTTGCCGTGCGCTGATCAGTCTCATAAATCCCCCTCATTGCGTATTTTCGCGTATTGCTGATCTTTCACAGGCACAGCGGCGGTTCATTTGGCGAGGCGAACTCACCGTGATGAATCAGTGCTGCTGCGTCGTATGCCGCTGCGGCCTGCTCACGGGTATCGAAGTTGCCCAGGCGAATCTCCACACGATCCACTGTGATGCGAGCACGCCACCGGCCTTCCGCCGTTTGCGACACGCCTTTGAATCCGCTGGTGTTGTTCGTGGCAATGCGGGTGTTCCTGGCGTTCTGGGTCTGGGTGGCGATGCGCAGGTTGGCTCGGCGGTTGTTGGTCTTATCACCGCTGACATGGTCAACCCCACCGCCTTTGACCGCCCCGTAGATGATCCAACGATGCATGGTGGTGGACGTCTTGAAGCCTGGTGGGCGGCCTGCAACGTAACCGCGTGGGTCAAGCGTCCAGGAGATATCACGAACATCGTCCAAGTCCTGCAGGTCGATCTGGGCATATCCGTAGAACACACCTTTGCGGCCGTGCAATGGAATCAGCGCATGATCCGGACGCAGTTCAATCTCACGCCGGTCGAACACTGCCCCGAACAGCTCAACCTCAGCGGCTAGCCTGGCTTGCTTGGCAGAATCGAATTCCCGGTACCAGCCCAGGTACTTGTTCTTGCCTTCGTGACCGATCGCGGCAGTCCATCCGCCGGTTTTGTGTGGGAAAACACCCCTGAATTTCTGGTCCATGCTCGACACCTCAAAACTTTTCAAAGGCCCAGCCACCACCAGACTTTTTTGTCTTGGCAGTGACTGCAACGATCTGGAATGGGTACAGGCTGGCCGCGACTTTGGTTTTCACCCTGGCATCATCGGTCCAGAAGCCCTTGACCTCATGCAGCTCCATGGCGCCATTGGCGAGCATCACGGCGAAGTCGGGCGTGTAGAACGTGTTGTCAGCGAGGCGCAGCTTGATCCCTTCGAACTTGAACCATGCGATGTGCCCAACGAACTGGCGGTCTTTCAGGTACTCCATGTACGCCGCTTCGGTCTTGTTCATTTCGCCGGTCTTGAGGCGTCCGAGCGCTTGGAGTGAACGGCTCATGCCGCCCGGTCGTTGTGGCTTGTGATCAGACATTAGGCTGTCTCCGAATCTTGAGCTGTGCCAGCAGCATGGCGCGGCAGGCTTTGGGGTCTTTTGGAATTTCGAGGGTGTTGACGATTCGGTCGGCCTCCTGGCGGGAGTACTCCAACTGGACCTGCTCACGCGGCCGCATGCTGTCGTGGCCCACGCCCTTGGCGATTCGCCCTTCCAGGTTCTGGCCGGTCTGAGCGCGGCGCATGACGATGGCGTAGTTGCGCTCAAAGCGTTGCTTGAGGGCTTTGTCGTTGTGCGTGCCAGCTCGAAGATCGAACGTGCTGGTGGCTTCGGCGGCGATTTTGACGGCCTTGTGGCTGTACGTTCCGCGCAGGGCTTCGTCCCATGCCTGGGCTTCCGATGGCAGATCATCAACGCGCTTGCACAGGTCCATGAAGTCGCTGGGCGATGGCGGGAACTTGCACTCCAGCACCATGCGTTGCAGGCCACGGTTCACAGCCTCGTCGCCCAGTTCCTGGATCGCGGTCATCCACACGCGGCGGGCGAGCTGTTCGGCCTTCTCGTTGCCGTAGTGTTTCTCGTACCAGGCCGGGAACGCGGTCTTGAGCGTGGCAAACACGCGACGAACTGCACGGCGCACCTGCTGCTCCAGCGGGGTTACGTTTTCCGCTTCCGGCTCACCAGGTTGGGTCTGTGAGGATGTCGTGAGCGTTACGCGTGCGGCTTTGAGCAGTTCGTCTACCGGTTTCATTGGGTGTTCCCCCGTTGGCTTGCTGGGTGCGGGCTTGGCGTTTCAGTTGCTGGGCGAGTGCGTGCTCCCACTGGGCCTGGGTTTTCAGGTCATCGGGTCGGCTGATCCAGTACGAGCGGAATTCGAGAAGCTGGTCGGCTTCGAAGGTTTGGTTTGCCATGCCATTGCGGAACAGGACGGCGGTGAACGTGGTTGGGTCGGGTTCCCAAGCGTCGTGAAGCGAGAATTTCGTCTGCGCGGTATGTGTGTGTTCTTTCTGTTCTGTATCTGTTCTGTTCTGTTCTGGGGCGTTACTGGAACGTTTCATGCGTGTTTCACGTTCTTCGGCCTCTTTTTTCTTCTTCTCACGATGCGCCCTAACCCTTGCTGTGCTTGAGTCAGAGACGTATTGACGCTTGTCCCAATTGGCCAAAGTCCAGTCGTCATTTATGAAGCCTTTGGCCAAAAAAACGGCCTTGGTTTCAGCAAGAATTTCCTCTGTAACGCGCAGTGCAAACGCTATGGATGTTTCGCGTTCCGTTACATGAAACGTTTCAATACCGTTACTGCATTCAAGGCAAAAGAGCATGACCAGGCGGCGCTGCATTGCCTCGCTCATCATCTGCACTTTGGGGTCGGTGGCGAATTCGCCGTACATGCGAAACCATTCCATGATCAACCCTCCTCGAGCTGATCAACGCCCTGGATGTGTTCCATCCAGCGCTTCGACCCGTGAATGAACATGGCAATGTCCTGCTCGTTAAAGCAGCGCATTTCCTCGGGAACGATCTTCAAACCCAGCACGGCCAGGATTTCAGCGAACTGCTGGAACTTCTCCGGCTTCATGCGGCTGATGGTTGCTTCATCGCAACCCACTGCAAGTGCGACAGGGCCGTTGCCGATCGATGCAAGCTTCTGCATGAGAACGACGTAGTTCTTGCGGGCCCTTACGGTCTGCTCTTGGCTTAATGGGCTCGTCGACATGATTACGCCGCCTCGGAAGCGCCTTTGAAGCGCTCCGGATAGAGGATGTGGATTTCGGTGATTTCCCCATCGAATACCCGGCTCAGGTTTTCGGCCAGTACGGTCGAGGCACGCTGTACGCCGCGCTCTACGCGGGACAGGTTGCCGGAATCGATGGTGTCGCCGAGCTGAGCAAGACGTGCCGCAACATCGGCGAGCGTCCATTTCTTGGCGATTCGTGCGCGTTTTAAAGGAGTCATGGCAAGGCCCTGAGTTGATTTCAGGAATGATTCTGCGATTAGCGCAGATTTAAAGCAAACAAATTCTGCGCTTACCGCTTTGCGCACAACGCAGCAAGTCCGGAAAATCAGCACCATGGAAATTGGACAGATCATCAGAAACGCCCGGAAAGCCAAGAAGCTTTCCCTCGAGCAACTCGCCAACCAGGTCGATTCGGACACGGGCAACCTGTCACGCCTGGAACGAGGGCAACAAGGCACGACGCCTGAAAAGCTCAAGCGCATCATGGAGGTGCTTGGGATAACGCTGGCCCAGGTTGGCCAGGGAATGGACTCGCCCCAAGACAGCGGAATGTCGAACGTGCAGATGGCCCTGCAACCGAGCCGGGGCTCTAGGGAATATCCTTTGATCAGTTGGGTGATTGCTGGGGAGTGGGCGGAATCCTGCGACAACTTCAACCAGGGCGATGCAGAAACGTGGCTGGCTTCTGTCGAGAACGCCGGCGCCAACGGCTTCTGGCTGGAAGTTCGCGGCGATTCAATGACCAGCAGCGGTAACCCAAACTTTCCCGAGGGCTCGCGTATCCTGGTGATGCCCGAGGCCGAGTTGATCAGCGGCAAGTACTATGTAATCAAGCTGGAAAGCGGCGAAAGCACCTTCAAGCAGTACACGGAGGACGCCGGCAACAAGTACTTGCGGCCGCTGAACCAGAACTACAGAACTATCCAGATCGACGGGCCGTTCAAAGTCATAGGCCGCGTGATCGATACCAAGATGACCGGACTGTAGTACCAGGGAGTACTTATGAGCATGAAGGTAATCGTAGCTATAGGCTTCGCAGCAACTGTTGCCGCCGTCCTATATGTCGGGCAGGAACTAAAGCAACAATTGATCATAGTCGCCAAGCAAGTCGACTCCCAACCTTACCGAATAGCGCAAGAAGCCAATCTCCCACCCTCCAAAGTGCTTGAGTCGCGTCCAGCCCTAGACGAACTGCCACCCGAAGTCATTCGCCGGCTGATTCCTTCGCCAAAATAATCCCCTTCGAAAACGAGCCCGCCACCGAGCGGGCTTTTTTGTGCCTGAATTTCAAAATCTGCGCTTGACGCAGAATTAATTCTGCGCATAATGCAATCCATGTTCTGCGATTAGCGCAGATTGATAACCGCTCTTTAGCTCCACCGCCTCACCTTGCCGGATCACCACCGGCCCAGATTCAAAGGCAAGCGATGGACCGGCCTCAACGGTCCAGAAGGATGGCAACTGTCCCTGGGTGCGCAGCGCAAAGCCCCGAATCAGTTTTCCAGCGGACAGTGTCGCGGCTGGGTGTTGGGCCCCAAAGGCCCCCGAGAAAGAAATCGCCCAGCCGATGTGGCGTGTAACTACGGCCTAGTTTCACTTCTGCGCCTTTGAACAAAGGGCGCAGCGGGAAGCAAATAGGGGAAAACCATGATCACCATCGAGCGACTCAGGGAGCTAATCGAGTACAGGGACGGGAAGTTGTTCTGGAAGGTGTGCCGCAAGGGCCGATTGGCGGGAAGCGAAATCGGAAGCGTGACCCATCACGGCTATCTGCGGGCAGTAGTAGACGGCGAAAGGCACATGGCCCACCGAATTGTATGGGCGCTTCACCAGGGTGAATGGCCGGAGGGAATCGTCGATCACATTGACGGCGTGCGGCTTAACAACCGGATCGAAAACCTTCGATCAGTCAACCACCAACAAAATATGCGTAATCAAAAACGACCAGCAACTAACACATCCGGATTCATCGGTGTTTTCTGGAATCGAAAGCGCAGCCGGTGGGTGGCACAGATCAAGGTCGAGGGCAAAGACAAGCACATTGGTTACTTCGACACCGTCGAGGCAGCAGATGTAGCGCGTCGAGAGGCCGCTAAAGGCTACGGGTATCACGAGAATCACGGTCGTGGCGTGTAACAGCGGCCAGCAACACCGGAACCTTTCACTGATGCACCTGATTACCCGGGTGCATTGGGAAAACAACCGAACAACCCGACGAGGAATCAACCATGCAAGCAGCAGAGCAAGCACAAATTACCATCCCCGAAATCGGTGCTGTATGGCCAGGACAGGGCGGTATCTACGCCGGATTCATCCCGGCTCGCAACGGCGCCGAGGGCTACCACCTGATCCTGGGTGATGAGCTGGGGAAATTCGAGTGGGGGCCTTATGGCGAAGAGTCTCCGGCTACCAGCCTGGTCGACGGCCGGGCTAATACCCTGGCACTGATCGAGTCGGGCAGCGAATGCCCGGCCGCAATCGCCGCTCACGAGCATGAAGCCGATGGTCACTCTGACTTCTACCTGCCGGCCGCTGCCGAGCTGTACGAGACCTGGCTGAACCTCAACGGCAAGTTGACTGGATGGGTTTGGTCATCTTCGCAGCGCTCAGCCTACATCGCTTTCGGCATGTACTTCGGTGGTGGCTATCAGGGCAACTTCGCCAAGTACTACGAGCTCCGTGTCCGCCCCGTCCGCAGATTCATTCGCTAATTCGTTTATTGCTTTTCATGCAGGCGATTCCTGGGGCTGCGGGCATCCGTAGCCAGACCAGAAGCGCCCGAGGTAGCGCTCGGCGCCTGCACCCTTTTTCACCGCCCTGGAGGCGACCATGGAACACGAAATAGTTGTTGAGGGGTTTGTCCTCCAGGTGGAGGTGACCCATTGCGTGAATGAACCGCCCTGCCCCGATAGCTGGAACAGCGACTGGGACGCGCAGGGCGAACGGGAGCTGGAATTCAAGCTGTTGTCGGCCATCTGCTACGACGATAACGGCGTGCGGATGACCTCCAGCTCCCAGTGGTCCACCGCGTCACTGGCATATCACTATCGGAAACAGATAGAACTAGCGCTGTGGTACGAGATTGACGCCCGCAAGCGCCGGCAAGGGAGGTGGGCAGCATGAGCCGCGCACACGAAACAGCCCTGGACATGATCGACTCACGGTTTGCTCTGCTGCGGGATGGCAACACGTCCGCACAGCTTCATGCCGAAACGTCCATGGCCATTGAAATGGCTCACGCCCTGGGCGCGATCGATATCGAAGAGCACCGGCACTACGTGGCCCGTCAGGATCGAATCATTGAGCGCCAGCACGAAGAACTGATGCAGAAGCTGGAGTCGTACCGCCAATGACCATCATCTGCCGAACATCCGCCCAACTTGTTGAAGTCCTGCGCCGTCAGGGATTTTTTTTGGTATCTGATTTGCCCCGTCCGCTGAGACTTGAAACGCGGCGCGGCATGCTGATTGCGAGGGTGTCATGATCAGCGTCTACCTCTGCTCCCCCACCAATAGCACGATGTTCACGCGCTGCTGCCAGGTGGCGATTTGTGACGATCAAGCCAATTGCCCGCGCTGCAGACAAGAGGTCTACCCAGGCGCCGATGCGACACAACACCAGCGCCACGTTTCTCGCTGGAACATGGCTTTTGGGCCAACACGGCGTGCCCAAGCGTCGCGGTCGCCATGACCACCCGCCAGCGGCACCGGCGGCGCGCCATCCGCTGGACCTCGGCAATAGTCGGCCTGACCTTCCTCATCATCGTTCTCTTGGGCCCCGCTGTCGGCGGGCTCATTACTCAATAACCCCTTCCACCCCCTCAATGCTGCGCACGTCGCGGCAAGGAAACTCTTGTGTCCGAATTAGCCATCAAGCAGACGTTCAGTCTCGCGCCGCAGAACCTCGACGAGGCGTTGAAGTTCGCCGACTACCTCGCCAACTCCGACATCGTCCCGAAGGACTTTCAGAAAAAGCCCGCCAACATCCTGGTGGCCGTGCAATGGGGCATGGAACTGGGCCTGCAGCCCATGCAAGCCATGCAAAGCATTGCGGTCATCAACGGTCGCCCATCGCTCTGGGGTGACGCGGTCATCGCCCTGGTGCGCAGCTCGCCGCTGTGTGAGTACGTGTACGAGACCGACGATGGCGAGACGGCATCCTGCCGGGTGAAGCGCGTCGGCGAAGACGAACAGACCCGCACGTTCAGCATGAACGATGCCCAGCAGGCCGGCCTCAAGGGCAAGCAAGGCCCATGGGCGCAGTACCCGAAACGTATGCGCCAAATGCGTGCCCGGTCCTTTGCCCTGCGAGACGTGTTCCCCGACGTGCTGCGCGGCATGCCGATGGCAGAGGAAGTCCAGGACATCCCAACTGAGCGAGAGCTCAACCAGACCCACGCCCGCAAGGCAGACGAGCCGAAGGTGCTGGCGGCCTACCCCGACAGCAAGCTCGAAGAGAACGCGGACAAGTGGCGCGGGATGATCGCCGCCGGCCGCACAAGTCCTGACCATCTGCTGACCAACCTGCTCACCAAATACACCGTTACCCCTGAGCAAGAAGAGCGCATCCGCGCCCTGGCCCCAATCGAAGGAGAAGCCACCAATGAAAGTGCATAACGTCCAACAGGGCACGCCGGACTGGCTGGCCCTTCGCGCAAGTCACTTCACCGCTTCGGAGGCGCCCGCGATGATGGGTGCTTCGAAGTTCCAGACCCGCAACGATCTGCTGGCGATGAAAAAGACCGGCATTGTTCCGGACGTCACGCCGCAGCAGCAGGCCGCGTTCGACCGTGGCCACGCCACTGAGGAAATGGCCCGGCCCCTGGCTGAGGAAGACGTCGGCGAAGAGCTGTACCCAATCGTCGGCACCAGCGGCAACCTGCTGGCCTCGATGGACGGTGCCACGATGCTGGGTGACGTCCTGTTCGAGCACAAGCTCTGGAACGAAAAGCTGGTCGCGCAGATCCGCGCCGGCGAGCTCGAGCCGCACTACTACTGGCAGCTTGAGCAGCAACTGCTGGTCAGCGGTGCTGAACGCGTGCTTTTCGTCTGTTCCGATGGAACCCGCGACAAGTACGTCAGCATGGAATACAGCCCGGTACCGGGGCGCCGGGAACAACTGATCGCCGGCTGGGCACAGTTCGAACAGGACCTGGGCGAATTCGTCCCGCAGGAAACCAAGGTCGAAGCAATCGGCGCCGCCCCTGATCAGCTTCCCGCGCTGCGCATCGACGTCACGGGCATGGTTACCGCCAGCAACCTGGACGCCTTCAAGTCGCATGCCCTCACCGTCATCAGCAACATCAGCACCGAACTGAAAACGGACAAGGACTTCGCTGACGCTGACGCCACGGTCAAGTGGTGCGGCGAGGTCGAGGACAAGCTCAAGGCAGCCAAAGAACACGCTCTGAGCCAAACCGAGAGCATCGACGTGCTGTTCAAGGCGATTGATGACATCGCGGCCGAGACTCGGCGCAAGCGCCTGGAACTGGAAAAGCTGGTTAAGGCCCGCAAGGACGCCATCCGCAGCGATATCGTCATGGATGCAGCCAAGGCGCTGCAGGACCATATCGACCAGATCAACGGAACGCTGGGTGGCCGCATCCGCATGCCGCGTGTGGCCTCGGACTTTGCAGGCGCCATCAAGGGCAAGAAGTCGGTGTCCAGCCTCCAGGAAGCCGCCGACAGCGAACTGGCCCGGGCCAAGATCGAGGCCAGCCGGATCGCCGATGGCATCCGAGTCAACCAAGCCAGCCTTAACGAGTTGGGGGCTGACCACAAGTTCCTGTTCCACGACTTCCAGGAACTGGCGCTCAAGGCCAACGATGACCTGGTGGCGCTGATCAAGGTCCGGATCAACGAGCACGAACAGCAACAGGCCGAGCTCAAGCGCCTGGAAGAGGAAAAGGCGCAGCAGCTCGCAGCCCAACAGCAACAGCAAGTCGTTGAGCCGGTTGTTGAGCAGCCCGTGAAAGTCACGGAAGAGCCGGCGCCGGTCGCAGCCACGCCGATCAAGACGGCTGCAGCAGTTCAACAGCCCGTCGGCGATGGACCGTACTTCAAGCTGGGAGACCTGAGCGACCGCCTCGGCTTCGTCGTGTCTGCCAGCTTCATGAGCTCGCTGGGCTTCGAAGCGGCCGCCCGTGAGCGTGGCGCAACGCTTTACCGCGAAAGTGACTTCCCGCGCATCTGTACCGCCCTGGTCAACCACATCCAGGCAGTACAGGCCCAACTGGCCGCAGCCTGATCATGGCTGCTCAATCCATCCTCGACATCTACGACAGTGTCGAGGAGTTCGCTTCCATCCTGGTCTCCGCTGAGCTGCACGCCAGCGGGGAATGGGAACTGGAATTCGTCGAGAACATCCGCGCCAGCTTCAAGCGTTACGGCGCCCATACCAACCTGAGCCCCGCTCAACAATCGAAGCTTGAGCGCATCGCCAAGCACTGAGGATCCTTATGAAAATTGAACACATGGAAGCCATCGAGCGCGCCAAGATGCACGGCGTCATGCCTTCGGTGCTGGCTCATGAGCTGCTGGTGCGCGATCTGGTCGAAGCTGCAATGTTCGAATGGCAGAACATCGCGGCACCATTCAGCAAGCTGAACGAAGGCCAGCGCCAGGAAGTTACCGACCGTGTCACCGAGAAAGTCACCACAGCGGTTTACACCGCCGTCGGTATCATTTCCTCGCGCAGCGTCGACACCATTCCGCTGACGGTAGCTGACGCCAAGTTCAAGGCCAAGAGCATCACGGTCACCGCGACCATTGACGCTCAAGACCCGAATCGTCACGGACTTATCGATGTTGCCGGAAAGTTGTGTTTGCTGGTTCTGGCTCCAAACGATTACGCCGAAGGCCTGGACAGCCTTCAGGTTGAGCGTGATCAGCGCGAAATGCCGTTGCACGTCAGCGACCTGACCGGCGGCCTGTTCGAACACCGGGCGACAGGACCAGACGAGCCGGACGGCGAACACCAGTTGGGCAATGCTGCTGAACTGGCCGAGCGCACCGGCGGTGCTAGCGACATCGGCGCCGACCTGGGCAAAGAGTTTGGCGAGTTCAGCTACGACGATGCCAAGCAACTGATCGTGCTCAAGTCCAACAGCAAGGCGTTCAAGGGTCACTGGGTGCAAAGCCGCCTGGCCATCGACAGCGACAAGACAGCCACCCTGCTGCTGCGCCTGCTCGATGACAAAGTGGTCGAGATCGAAACCGAGGGTGAGTCGGCGTTTGATCACAGCTTCAAGGTCATCGCCACGCTGGAAGAAGTCGTCTGATCCATCCCTACATCACTACTCTTTGAGGTTTAAAGCATGAAAGCCAAGACCATTTCCATCGAGGCTGACGGCCTCAAGTTCAAAGGCCCTGCTGAGCGCATGATTCAGATTCTGGCCGCAAGCATGTTTGCCCAGGCATTGCCGCCGACGGCGAACGTTCAGTCCGTAGCGCCATCGGGCATCCCCGAGATTGGCCAGCCTTGGCCGGGCCGGGGCGGCATCAACGGCGGCTTCGTTCATGCCCGAGGTGATGTGCCAGCGCACTACCTGATCATCGCCGCCAAGGACGTTGGCAGCCTCGAATGGGGTGGCCGTGGAGTTGAGGTGAAAGGCCTGAGCAAAACAGACGGCTATACCAACACCCAGGTGCTGATCGGTAACGATGACGAGCGAAAATACCCAGCGGCTGATGCATGTGCCGAGTACCAGACTGATGGTCATCATGACTTCTACCTGCCGGCCGCTGCCGAGTTGTATCACTGCTGGCTGAACTGCCCCGAAGTGTTCGCCCAGGACTGCTATTACTGGTCGAGTTCGCAGCGCTCAGCCTACACCGCATTCAGCATGGACTTCGATGATGGCCTTCAGGACAACGACGCCAAGTACGACGAGCTCCGTATCCGCCCCGTCCGCAGATTCTTTATTTAATCCTTCATCCATTCGTTCTTGATCCGGCATACCAGGGCGCACAGCGCCTTTTTTGTTGCCTTCGAAAAGAGGAAGCACCATGTCCGCAGTTGAGAAAGCAGCACCTGCAGTAACCATCCCAGTCATCGGCCAGGCCTACGGCGGCGGCTTCGTCACCGGCATTACCCGCGACCCGGTAACCGGCCAGCGTTTCCTGAACATCACCGCCGGCGCAGCGCATGAGCTGGCCGGCAAGTGGGGCGAGTACGGCGAGAAGATCGAGGGCGCCGACAGTTTCACCGACAGCCTGGCCAACACCCAGGCTATGGCGGCGGCAGGTAGCGAACTGGCAGCGAAGGTCCTGGCCCTGAGCATCGAAGGCTTCACCGACTGGGCAATCCCGGCGCGCGACGTGCAAGAGCTGCAATACCGCCACTTCAAACCGACCACCGAAGAAAACTGGGCAGGCGCCCGCAGCGGTGACAACCCAAACAGCGAGCCCGTAGGTCTGCTGTACAGCGAAGAATACCCGGCGCAGACCGTCCATGCGGCGTTTCAGGAGGGCGGCGCCGAAGCCTTCCGCGACACCTGGTACTGGTCATCTTCGCAGCGCTCAGCCTACTACGCGTTCTACATGCACTTCGGTGATGGCTTTCAGAGCAACAACGTCAAGCTCAGCGAGCTCCGTGTCCGCCCCGTCCGCAGCGAGCTTATTCAGTAATTTGTTCATTTAATCCGGCCGCTTGCGGCCGGTTGCTCTTGGAGAGCGAGCCTCATGGCAATGCATACGGAACTTGCGATCTACAAGGCCGCCAGCGGCCTACTTCACATAGCTACAAATATGACCAGAAACGTGCCGCGAGACCTTAAGCAGTCGCTCGGCAAGCGAGTGATCGACGAGTGCATCGATGTACTGATGCTGATCGCCCGTGCGAACGCCACACAGGACAAGCGCCCGCACCTGACCCTGCTGGTCGAGAAGGTGCAGGTGGTCGAGTTCAAGCGGGTGACGCCGCCATGACCAGCACCGGCAAGCTGTCCGCCGGGGTGCTGGAGTTCCTGGCCAAGTGCGACAAGTGCAACAGGCCCCGCAACAGCGGGAACCACGACAAATGCAGCCGGGCGCGCCAGCAAGAGCATGCCAAGCCGCGGGAGAAAGAGTGATGAACACCCAATACGATTCGCGCACCGCCGATAAATTCGTGGTGCGCCTGCCCGACGGCCTGCGCAACGAAGTTCAAGGCGCTGCCGACCACCTCGACACCAGCATGAACACGGTGTTTGTCCAGGCCGTGCGCCAGTACCTGGATAGTCAGAAGCGCCAGCAACTGTTGCTGGATGCACTGGCCCACTACCGGCCGGCATCGCCAGTCGTGGAGGGCTTGCAACGCGACCTGACCAAGCGCGATGAGCGCATTGATCAGCTTGAAGTACTGCTGCACAGATGGGCGAACCTGCTGGGAGTGAGCGCGCCAGACCTGCGCGATGAAACTCTAGCAGCACTCAGGCCAGCAGAGGGCGGTGGCAAGCCTTGCGCCTGCCCAGGGTGCGATTCCCCAAGGCGTGAAAACTCGCCGTTTTGCGTAGCGCACCGCTCTGTAAAGAGCAGGACTCGGGGGCAAGACCAACTCACGGCAGACGGTCTTGAATGGCTGATGCAGAACGATGGGCACCAGCCATGAAAGCCCAACTCCCCGCCTACTGCTGGTGCCTGCTGGCACTGGCACAACTGATTTGCTGAGGTGATTTATGCATAAATTTATCTGGATTCTTCGCGCCGCTATGCACATGCGCCGCCTGATGGGTTGGTGGAAGCCAAAAGACCTAGCCTTCTGCTGGGAGACCGGCGCCACGATCTACGACAACTACGAGTATGAAGGCCGGGTGAGCGAGATTGGCGATCCTGCCGAAGAGATCGCCGAAGAATTAAGTTGCTGGGGAGAATGACCATGACCACCAACCAAACGATTGACGGCGTGCCGCGTGAGCTGAAACTGTGCCCGCGCTGTGCAAATAACGGCCGAAGTGACGATTGCCCTGAATGCCAAGGGAGCGTTGCATGGTATTCGAAACCACCTAACGAAGCGTTCACTGAGTGGTATTCCCGCAACCCGTATGAAAATCTGACTAATTCAACAGCCGCATGGATGGCTTTCAAAGCTGGGCGCGACCACGCATCCTTGTGGAGTCAGAAGCTAACCACCCAGTCCCAGGGCGAGCCGGTGGCGTGGATGTACCGGCGTAAGGGCGGCGAGTGCCTGGGTCAGTTGGTTCAGATGGAAAGCGACAACCTAAAAGACGTAAGGGAAGGGAAAGTGGTCGAGGGGCGTCGGATACTTTGGCCTCGCGACGATTACACCGACTGGAAACCGCTCTACGCCGAGCAGCCCGCGCCGGTAGCGGTGACAGGCAACCGCACACCATTTGAAATCGAGCACGATGCAGAGCCTGGCGACGAGGCTGCTTTCCGTCAGTGGCGCCAGGAACGCCTCAACACCAAACCAACCTGCTGCGGCTCATGCCCTGGCGGGTGCGTCTACGGCCTCAAAGCTTAACCCCTCTCTGTAACCCCTCTCTGTAACCCCTCCCCCTTCAATCAATCCACCCGGCAACGGCGTGGCGAGGCATTCCCATGGCTACCAGAAAGCAAACGGTCATCGATGACCCGACGGCGTTGGTCGTCGACAAGGTTTTAGAAAAGCGACTCGCCGAACTGATCGGCACCACCCCCAAGGCGCTGGAGCACAAGCGCTTGAGCGGAATCATTCCCCACGGCGTCTGGCTCAAAGATGGCGGCCGCATCATGTACAGCTTGGAGCGATACAACGCATGGGCAGAAAACCAATGGATCATCCAGATGGAGTCGAGACCAGGGGCAACAGCGTCCGGGTCCGTTTTACTTGGAACGGTCAGCGTCGAAGCGAGCCAACGCCGTATCAGCCGACCCCCAAGGGGCTCGCAGCGGCAGGTGGTCTCCGCGCTCGTGTAAAGGAACTGATCCGGCTCGGCGCGATGACAGATGATCTGTACGCCGAGCTGTTCCCCAACTCCAACTACAACCTGGATCGCAAAACGCCGACGTTCGGCGAGTTCGCCCAGGTGTGGTTGGATAGCCGCGATATCGTCGAGGGCACCCGCGACAACTACAAGAGCGTGTTCAATCGGTTCTGGATGCCTACATTCACAGCCAAGCGCATCGACAACATCACCTCGTCGGACATCCGGCGGGTGGTATCCAGCATTGCCTGGGAGTCGCCAGGCGTTCGCCGCAACGCCATGGACAAGTTGTCGAGCCTGATGGGGGCGGCGGTGACCGATGGGTACATATCGCGCAATCCCTGCCTATCCATGCCCCGGGCGAAGCTGCCAAAGCGGCCGGTCGATCCGTTCGAGCGGGAAGAGGCAGAGCGCATCATTGCCGACATGTACCAGAACCTGGCCGGGCCGACCAAGATCTACGCCGCCTATTTCGAGTTCGCCTTCTTCTCCGGCATGCGCCCGGGCGAGCAGCGTGCCCTCAAGTGGGGGGAGTTAGACAAGGAAAAGCGGCGGGCCCACGTCTGTCGCGGGATCGTGAAGGGCAAGCTGTGCGAACGCATCAAGACCAAGAGCGTGCGCGACGTGCTGCTGAATGACAGGGCGATGAATGCCCTTGAGGTGGCCAGGTCACTGGCGGTTGATGGTGCGGAGTTCGTGTTCGCTCCCGTGGATGGCAGCGGCGAGTTCATCAAGTCGGACAGCACCACGAAGAAATACTTCATGGCCTCGCTGACTCGCCTGGGGATACGCCGTCGCCGGCAGTACGACTGCCGTCACACCTACGCAACAATGTGCCTGATGGCGAACATGAAGGTCGGTTTTATTGCAAACCAACTGGGCCACAGTGTACAAATGCTGCTCTCGACCTATGCCAAGTGGATCAACTCCACGTCGGACTGGGCCGAACTGAACAAGCTGTAA